CGATTGATAAATTTGATAGATTGATGTCGTTAGAAGGTCAAAAGGATAGTCAATCATTAAAAATGGAAAATAAAAAAACCACGAAACCGTTGATATAACAGGCTTCGTGGAAAAAAGGATTAGAAATATTTATTTGGGAGGATAAAAAAACTACCTAGTTATATTACAAACGAAAAGCACAGAAAACGTTGATATAACAACAATTTCATTTTTGCAAAATTATAAAACTATGTATTATTTTAGACGGTTAGAAGGTCAAAAGGATAGTCAAAATCAAAAAGCGAGCTAGTGATAGCTCGCTTTTTTAGTTTTCAATTTTCTTAATTTTATATTTCTCTAATTGACCTCTGAACTCTTCCATTAATTCGAATAAACTCATTTTTTTGGTTTGCTCGTTTTTGAGTTCTTCTAATTCCTCATAATGCTCTAGAATTAGTTTAGTGCCTTCCATATCGTCTCTTACTTGTGGTTCGTTCACGTACCAATAATCGACAATGATCGTTGCACCTAAATTAATATTGTATTCATAGATTGCATAAACAGGTTCATCTTCTCCATACTCTATTACGTCTTCTACGATTTCCATCATAAGGTTATGTTGTTGATTTAAAAACTCCTTATCATTCATCATCTTAATTCTCCTAAATTATTTTGAATCCATTTTAATCTATTTTCTCTTCCAGCTGGAACTTTATCCGAATTAAATTTAAAGTCAATTTGATAAAATGTATTCTCAATTTCAATTCTTAGGAATGTTGTAGTCATATTTCCAGAAGCAGTATATTTTCTATTTATTTCACCAACGACTTTTTCAGAATGGATTTTCAACCAATCCATTAAATGCTTCTTTTTAAATTCATTAAAAAAAGAAGGGAAATCAATTGTTAATTTTCTATTAGAAAAATAATACTCGATTTGTGCTTCAGATATTAACATTTGTTCGTAAGGAGTGAACAAATCATCAAGCATATTCATTACTCTTCCAGCTCCCATCTTCTCAATAGAAGTTTCTCCTTGCTTAAATTTTTGCCAATTATTATCAGGAAACTTTATTCCTTCCTTCTTATAAAAATCATTTTCATATCTGTAAAATTTTGGAATTGTTTCTAATATTAAATTCGTTATATCTTTATTAATTTTCATGTTTTTATCTCCTTTATTATTTAGTTAAAAGTACACTCTTAGGATACCATTGAGAAGAGATGCCGTAAGGTGTTTCAACTTCTAATTGGACAGCTTTTTCTGTTTCTTTTAATACATTTAAAATTTTGATGAATGTGATAGAGATTTCGCCTAGAGTTTTTGTGTCGCCAAAAAATTGTTTTTCAGCGAACCATTTCTTAACGCCTTTATACACCGTTTCGCTATCGTTAAATAGGTAGTATTCTTTCTCGATTGCTTTTGTCTCTTCTTTAATGTTCAAAGCTTTTTTTGCGATTTCTAAAGCTTTATCCATTTCAATATTGTTTGCTTTTGCGATCTTTTTAGCTAACTCTTGAACTTTTGTATTTTTCATGATGGTTTCCTCTTTTCTTTATTTCTTATCTCATCCTTACATCTATATTATACAACTTACACATATGTATGTCAACACTTTTTTTAAAATAATTTGAAAAAATGCAAAAAAATAAAGCCTACCCCGAAAGGTAGGCTTTATTATTAATTATTTATTCATTTCTTTAGCTGTAATCAATCCATCAGGTTCAACCGTAAATTCAGGCTTTTCTGCCATAGTTCCATCTTCACTAATATAGTACCATCCATCTTTTCCTTTTACGAATTGGTTTGACTCCATAAATCCGTTGTTAGTATTTAAATAGTACCATTTATCATAATACTTCACCCAACCAGTAACCATTGTTCCATCTTGTTTGAAATAGTACCATTCATTGTTGATTTTTTTCCACCCAGTAGCCATTGTTCCATCATTGTCTAACCAATACCATACACCATCGCGTTTAATCCATTTGTTAGTTAAGCAATAGCCCTCATCGTTGAAGAAGTACCATTTACCATTGATTTGTTGCCATTTGTTAGTTGGATAGCTGCCGTCTGCGTTTTGATACCACCATCCAGAAGAGCCTTTTTGCCATCCAGCTTTAAATTCTAGGCCATTTTCAATATCGCGTTTAAATTGCTCACGACTGATGCCCCACTTAGCTAAATATGGATATGGGTCAACATGGTCACTAAAATTGTTTGGTTGATTGTTTGTACAATAATCGTGTGATTTAATACCTTCTAATGCGTCTGAGTCTAATGTTTTAGGAAGTCCAGCCTCGTCTGCTAAATCGCGTAATAATTGGATATATAATCTGTAATCTTCCATGAATTCTTCTTTGGTGCTATGGCTTTCAATCAACTCAACTGCTGCATACGTTTCATAATTCCAGCCACCACCAACATCGTAAGCACCTTGATTAACGGGACCTACTTGCATTACACGGCCATTTCCCACAACGTGTGAGAAAAAACCTGACTCGACAGGACGGCGCATGTGGTAGTCCGCTTCGTTCTGTGCTGTTGAATTTCTATTACCTGTTGAATGCGCGTGAATTTGGTGATAAGGCGCATAACCGATTTGAGGTAATCCCTCTCTATATCTACTTGTATCAATTTCCATTTATATATTCCTCCTTAAATTATGGTAATGTTGTCGGCCACGGATCGCTTGTAAGATATGAAATAGAACTTACTCGAATATCTCCGATATCTCGGTCTGTCGGAACTGGGTCTGTAAATTGGAAACGTAACATATTGCTATCGCCTGCGCCTCCGAGATACCAAGTTCCGTACGGTGTTCCCTTATCGTTGTAAATTCCTCCGATTAAAGACGACTCAGAACGAAAACCAACAGGAATACCGCCTAATCCTAAAATAAATACATTTCTTTCTCTGTCTGACGGCTGGATACTATACCCAGGACCGCCACGTCTAACAATTCCGAACCAACCCCAAGAAAGCCCGCCAAATTGATAGGTAACTGTATCGTTTTTTCGTCGTACCTTTAAATATGATCCACCTAGTTTTGAAACGATGTTAAGAGTTCGCCATCCCGTGTCTCCTGTCAGAACCTCCCATCCTTGGTTATGGTTACCCGTTCTTTTAATCCACTTCAAAGCTCCATTTGTCACAGCAGTGTCCACATAAGTAGTGCCAACGGGCGCTATTACCTTACCATTTGGCATTCCTGTTCCGTGGATTTCGTACTCGTTAACTTGTCCAGCAGGAGCATTTGTAGCTGGTTGACTTGGTAGCGTAACACTTCCTCCACCGTCAGAAAGAATGAGCGTGTTCCCTGATAAAGTCAACTTTTGAGGAACACCAACACCATCACGACCATTTTCACCAGGAAGTCCTTGCAAACCTTGTTCGCCTCTAGGTCCTCTTTCTCCAGTAGCTCCTTGAGGTCCTGGGTCTCCTTTGTCTCCTTTTGGTCCAGGAGTTAACGAAATGTTTTTAAGTTCCGATTTGGTTGCGAATACGCTAGTGTCTAATTTTGGAGTAGCTTCAAGTGCTTGTAGACGTTTCAAAATTTCTGAATCGTCATATCTTGCACCTTCCACATGAATATTGCTTAATGCTTCTTGTAATTCCGCTTTTGTTACAATCTCAGTGATTGCAACGATTCGCTTACTATCTTTCTCAATAACTGGTAAATCTTTGTGTTTATCAATTTCAGATACACGCACACCAAATGAAAATTTGCAAACATCAGCAGATTGTACTACTTTTTCGATGTAAACATATCCAGTTACTGTTTCATCAACAGTAATTAAGCTAGTATCAAACGGCACTTCTACTACATTTCCTGTTACGTTCCCAATTACTTCCAGGAATCTATTGGAACGTTGAAAATGAAATAACACAATTACTTTCTTTAAATCAGTCCTGTCCATTGTTAATTCGATTACTGCACTATTAGTATCGTGAGAATAGAATTCGTCCTGGATGCGATTCATATTATTTCGAACCTTAGTAGTAAGACTGACATCCCTTTTGATTTTTTTCATATTTCCTCCAATGAAAAAGGCAGCCACTATGTAGCTGCCTAATAATTTTATTGATTATTTGGACGTTCGTAAGTCATTGCACGAGTGCTATCACTTACTCCGGCAGTTGTTGGATCATTAACGACACCCACAATTACAAATACTGCAAACAGAGCATTGATAAATACTAATAATTTATCGATTGTTTCTCCTAACTCCAATTTAATATTGAATACAGCTAAGAATGTTTGCAGCAGTAAAGCTAATGCTGGCACTAATGTAATCCAAAATGTTTTGTTTAAAATACGTACTCTCCAGTTAATCATCATATTTCTCTACCTCTTTCTCAATTAATTTTTTTATTTTATTTTCTTGATTCCGTCTCATTTGATTAATGTACGGTTTCATTGCTTCTGGAAATGGTAGACCAAGAGCCTCCCAGTTTTCCATAAGTGAACCGATGTAACTAATGATAAAGAATAAACAAGCTGTAATTCCAAGTTCTCGATGACCAAGCGCGCGTGCATATAGCGCGATAACCATCACTACAGCTACCACAAAGAAATGTCGTAGCAATCCGTTTGTACTAGTCTTGCTATCGAATTTCTTTAATTTAAAGGCTTTGATGTATCCCGATACGATATCAAAGAATACTAACCAAAGCAAAATCTGAATGTAAGGACTTTTAAACAATGATTGAAGATGATCGTTTAAAATTCTTAGTTCGATGTCACTCGGCATCATAATTACATGGCCTCAACGTTATCGCTTGACTTTAGCTCTTTAGGCTCTGTCCACTTCCAGATGCCTAGCTTGCCGTTTTGTTCAAGTGTTGCTAGTTGTTCAAGCGTTTCGCCTTGGTAAGTGAACGCTTCATTTACTTGAATCATTACACGTTTGCCCTCTTGATATTTTTCAACGTGATTAGGATTTTCAATAGTGAAAATTTCTTGCGATTGGTAAGTCTTACCAGCCTTCCCTAAGTCAATCAATTCAAGCCCACGTTTGAACACAGTCGGGTCTAGCGGATTATCTGTGTCAGTAACGCGAGCCAATACAGCCCAATCTGCCACGGCTTTTACATCCGCAATTTTTGCATCTTTTTCGGCAAGTTTTTCTTCGTAACTTTCAGCTTGCTTATGCAAATCTTCTTGAAGCTTATTCACTCCATCAGCTGGATTGAAATCAGTAGTCACTTGTCCAATGACTGCCTTAATTAATTCCTCGTCTGACTCGTTAACACGGTCGCCAATTAAAACACGGTCAAATGCCGTATAAGGATTTTCTTGACGAATTGCAACGAATGTACGGTTATTTTCTTGTAAATATTTGTTGATGATTTTAAAAGTCATATATCATTCTTCCTTTTCTTTATCTGATTGTAGTTGTTGGTTTTTTTCTAAAGCTTCTTCATATAAAGCTTTATAATTTGCGCACTCAATCGTTTTATTTGCCAACTGAATCGCTAAATCGTTGATAATTTTGTCTTGTGTGTTCATTTTGCCCTCCGTTATTTCCATTTTGAGTAATAACCTCGACTGTAATTTCCAGCCACTGCTCCGAGATTTCTAAAATTGTCGTAAATGTCATTTAAAATGTACGATAATCGAACGCCTTGAATAACAATTTCGTCAACGCCTGAAATAGTGTGTGTACTCGTATCTACAGTTATTTCTTTTAATCCCTGTTGCGCACTTAGATTAAACGAAATTATTTTCCCGTACATATTAATAGCACTTTGAACATTACTTCCGCTTCGTCCATTCCAGATTTGAAGACCTGCGCTAGTGTGGTCAAACGTTTGAAACCCGTTTCGATTACTCAATAGAGCAGTGTAAGAGCCTTCAACCCCGTTGATATTACCAGAACCGAATACTAGATATTGTAGCGGACGATTAGGGAATCGATTTCTAATCCCGACTCCTTGAGCGTTCATATCAATCCATCCTGATTGTAAATCAAAGGTAGTATTTCCGTTTAAAGAGGAAATGAGACCGCCTTTAATGTTGTTCCCCGTGAAATCAACATTTTGTATTTTTGTAATCGTCGCTTGTTTTGCAAATAGCTCATCGACAAAAGCCTGTTGCGATACTAGTCTTTGAATGAAAGCAGTATCGAATTTAACTTTGTCTGCCGTAACTGAACCAACATCTAATGCGTTTGCGGTAATCGCCCCTGCGCCTATCTTGCTAGCAGTTATCGCGCCGTCCACAATCATGTTAGACTTAACTCTCGTTTCTTGAGCAATGATGTCCACCCCTCTAGGGCTTGTGGCAATGGTAGAGGCTAACTGTTCACCAGTTAATGTAGTAGAACCAATGGTTACACCTTGCGATGTCACTTGAACTCTCGCACTGTTAGAAGCGTCTCGAACTTCCTGCCTTATTTCTTTAGCAGTTTGTGCAATCGCACTCTTAATATTCGTATCGAAGAATTGAGTCAACGCTCCTTGATTGCTTTTCTGGATTTTGCTCCAAAGCGTACTATTTTGGTCTCTCAATTCCAGTTCGATAGAACGCATATCCTTAAATAGCCCCGATAAAGTACGCTGTGTAATAGTTGGTTCCACAAAACTGGTAGGGAAATCCCCTTGCTCCAGCTGGATGTCCGTTAGCACTGTATCTCCCGCACACCCCATGTGATGAAGTTTCAGCAGTTCATCGCGCGTCTGTGGTTGAAATACTTTGTAATATCGACCGTTATGCTCCAAAGCAGGCGCACGAACGTTTTGAATTGTGATGTCCATTTGTTACCTCCCATAAATTTTTACAGGAATTGAACCGTAATAACTTCGGTATTGGTTAAATCCAGTTTTTTGTTCGAATTTCGCAACGGACTCGTTGAAAGTTATATAAGTTTTATCCTGTTTATTTTCGACGCTAGACAATGAAATGTTTTGCCCGCTTATCTCAACGGCCTTTATTTTATTTTGCGAAAAATCCATATTAAGAATTATTTGGCTATTGTTCCTAACGTAAGTTATTGCTACGTTACCACTAAATAACAGTTTTATTTGCTCCCAAACAAGCCTTGCACCGATGTATCGCTGTGTAACTTCCTTGTTACCTACATAAATTCCTTCTCGTTCCATATTCCCTCCTATGTTGTATAAATATCATAGATGGTATTAGCGTCTTTATTAGGTATTGCGTCGTATTGGGTCTTTGTTCCTGCCCAATATTTCAACGGTTGTCCGCCATTTTGATTTATAATGTTTGCACCAGGCTCGCCATTCGACCCTTTAGGTCCTGGGGGCCCTACTGGACCTGGCGGACCTTGAATACCTTGTGGGCCAGTTAAACCGATAGGCCCACGTTCTCCACGAGGTCCATCGTTTCCTTTTAGCCCTTGCCTTCCTATTGGTCCCTCTGGCCCCATCGGCCCTGGGGGTCCTACTGGCCCTACTGGACCTTGAGCGCCTTTTAACGATTCTCTCTGTTGACTTGTCAGCTCCTCGAATCGCATAACTCCGTCCGCGCCTTTTGGACCCGTTTCACCGCGCTCACCTTTGTCGCCTTTTGGTCCTGTTAGATACTGTAAGGCTGAGAATCGGTCACGCCCGTTCCCGACCTTTACATTGCCTGTGTCGCTCTCAACACCTAACTCACCATCGAGCAGAACAAGAGGGCTATTTGCCCAATCGCTCGCTGACATACGCTTGTGTTGTACCCTAATTGGAATTGTTTCCGTCATGTTCTACCTCCATCAAATATTAATGTCGGAGACTCGCTCCAACTTCCGTCATATATTGAACTTTGACCGTCCGCAATCGTTTTATAGACAGGTTCAAACTCAAATCGATTTGTTCGATTATCAACCATAATGGATTGCTCTGAGTTCTGATACCAGTCACCTGTGAATAACAAGCGATAAGTTCCGTTGTAAACCGCCAATACCTGTTCCTCTTTTTGGATTAAGTCTTTGTCAATCTCTGGTAAAGGAGAATTTGTAGGTACAAAACGAACATGACCACCGTAAAATGGTGTTTTGTTTATGATTACAGTCACGTCCGTTTTTCCGTAAACCGTACATGTTGCGGACCAACTAATAACGTACTGCTTCCCTAGTTCAAAGCCTTCACCATTGTGTCCGACTTCGACAAAATCAGTACCGTAGGCTATTTTCTTAGCTGTACTACCATTGAGGCGGTTCTTGTTATACTTAGCGGTTCCATCACCACCAATTAGACCAGCGTTGATTCTTGCGGTCTCGCTGACCTGTTCTAATTTCTTACTTAATTCAGCAATTGAGTCTGCGCCACTCATCAACTCTTCACGGATACGCTTCACGAACTCAGGACGCTCTTTTTCCATTTCATCATGGATTTTAGCTCCAAACTCTTCGGCTTTGGCCTTGTATTCCTCTATGGCATCTATGATAGCTTTTTCACGTTTGGCGAACTCAGCGTCAAACGCACGGTCTGCATTTGCGATTTCTTTTTTCAAACGTTCATCAAAAATCTGATTCAAATTTCGAGTTTCATTCAAAACGGCATCGTTTACAATCCCACTGATTGCATTCGCCAGACTAGACTGAAATGTCCCAAAACCAATTGATTTCAGACGTTTAGCCATTGGAGAGTAAGTATATTTCGTAATTTTCTTACGAACATCAAAATCGTACTCTTCGTGATAGATACTGACCACATCGAACATCCGAACTGCAACATCGCTCTGACCGACAACCGATATTTCAAGGTTATCTTCTAGCATGTCACACATGCTTGCCCGAAAATACTGCTTACCGTATTCAATCAAGCTATCTCTGTCTTTGACGTTCTGATCATTGACTTCAACAACTGCTTCATAGATTTGGCTGTATTTTCCAAGTAATGGGCTATCAATCACTACCACATAATCAACGTCAGGCGCCTTTTCTCCCTCACCTTTAACAGTTGTTTTAAAGGTTATCCGAGTTTTTAAAGACTTGGTTGAGGTCTTATGTTGGTAGCTAGACAGGTTCTTTTTGTACANCACGAGTAATGCTTCCAGCAAATCGACTTAAAGCAGTCGAACCAGTCACTCTATCCAAAGAGATAGAATTGACCACATAGTTATTCAAGAGAGTGAATACTTGGTTAGCATAGACATGAATATAGCCATGCTTCTTCTCAACCTCAAAAATATAAAAATCTTGCTCACCATGTAGGTCATCTGCAGTCAAAAAAGTTTCCTCTTTTAGCAATTCCCACTTGGGGTCTGATGTAGGAAATCGAAACGTTAATTGATAAGTATTGTTCCGTTCTTGGACGATTTCGTCATTGTAAGCCTCGTTTAAAGGCGTATTGCCGTCTGTAAGATAAATCATAAGATATACCTCCAATTCGGGCGAACTGTGACCTTACGAACTGCACCAGTAAAGACCAGACCGTTATTACCAACTGCCAATTCAAAGAAGCCTCCACGCTTACGTAGAGTGTTTTGAACCGCGCCTTCTGCATTGTAGATATTCTGCTTCTTATGCCTACAATCAATGGTCACTTTTTGTCTAATGGTCAAGTGCATGGTTGTCCGTCCGATAGTCAAAGAAATATCTCCATCTCCCTCAATTTCAATCACAGGCTCACTATAGACAGAGCCTGGATTGTTGATATTGCCACTTGCAGTGAAGACCAAAGGGACAACATCTTTCTGATAGCGGAAAGGTTGCATACTCAACTTAATTTCTAATTTCCATCCATACATACCTTGTGGATTGTATTTTGCACTGACGAAATCAGCATAAAATAAAGAGCCTAGTTGGTAGCTAAACTCTAGCGTATTATCATTTGGTTGAAATCTCTCAACGATTTGAGACGGATTTACCGTCCTTGGTAGGTAAAATACAAAAGTCCTCTCGTAACTTTCATAAGCACCGTCCAAGACGCGATAATCCCCGTTGACCCCAAAAAGGGTAACTGTTTCTGAAACTTTAGGTTTAGCAGCCTCCACATCGCCAAAATCAGTCACCACACAGTTAGGAATAGTTGAAGTGTTGAAACCATTGATAATCATGTATTCCATTAAATTCCCTCCCTAGCGTAAATAGCACCTTGGCGCTGGTAGACGCTCATTGAAATTTTATCAGCGTCCAGATAAGTATCTGACGGCTTCTCAAGGATAGCAGTAAGGATTCTCTCCATACTCGCTCTCAGATTCGCTATCTCAGACACGGTTTTACTCTCATGGGCCTCAAATTGGGTTGACGGCATAGCCAATTGTGTCTCAAAGGTTTTAGTAAGGGATACAGAGGAATTCAGATCCATGTTATCTCCTGAAAATACATCTGAAATTTCATCAGCCATTCCTCCAACCGTTTGTTTGACATCCTTAAATTTCTCTTGTAATCCTTGGTCTAAACTTCCCATGATGGCGTTACCTGCTGGGATTAATAATTTTCTATCATACTCGATTGGCCCTTTATGGTCTCGAATCCAGTTCGCAATTCCTCCAACGAAGTCTGTAACAGCTCCCCAAGCAGCTTTCAATCCACCGAGAAAGCCATCCATGATAGCTTGACCTGCAGCACCTAAGTCGATGTTCCACAATTTGTCGAATATTCCAGTAATTCCAGAAACTAAGCTAGAAACAGCGTTAGACATAGCGTCCCAAGCGGCTTGCGCTCCAGATACTAATCCATCGATAATCCCTTGCACACCAGATACTAATCCGTTCCAACCTGCAATAGCTGCACCAGAAATAGCGTCCCATAAACCGCTTAAGAATTCAGCCATTCCATTAAATGTGGCTTGAACACCTCCAACGATAGCGTCTATAGCTCCAGAGAATATTGAAGTAATTCCGTCCCACATCATTGAGATTCCGTTCGAGATTCCATCCCAAATAGCACCTAAATCCGTTCCTAATTGACCGAAATTAAGTGTCACTAAATCAATGATAATTAAGATTGCTCCAAGGAATACTGATTTGATAACTTCCCATACTCCAGTTAAGTATGTAACATATCCATCAAATATTTGAGAGATTCCTGAACTCATTCCGTTCCATAGGCCCATGAATGCGTCGATAAATGGTTGAACCACTGCCATAATTGCGCCAGTGATTGCACTCCAAATGGCTGTAGCTACACTTACAATACCTTCCCAAATAGCAGTTGCTGTTTGGGCAATGTTATTCCAAGTATCAATCAAGAAACTTGAAATAGAAGTCCATG